AGATTGCCGGAAGTTATCTGACAACACAGTTGTGTCTACACTTTCGCGCTCAGTGTTAATTTCATAACTGCTGACCTGCGCCAACAGGCGGCGTTTGTTTTCAATGGTCACTTGAACATTGAGATTGCTGCCTGTGCTTAACGCCGTAGCATTTGCTGTGCCGCCATTCACTGCATTTGCAAAGCTGTTGTAAAGTCTTATGCCACCGACCTCGTCAACATTTATGTATTTAGTAACACTTGAATCTGTGTAACTACTAATAAAATCTAACGCATTGCCGTCAATTTCTTTAATTGTTATTCTGTCTCCTGTTATCAACTGGCCTTGGTCAAAATCAAAGCTAAATCGTTTTTCGGCTGTGTTTACGTCGTTGCCATTGATCTTGCCAACAAGCCTGCCGTCAAGCTTACGCTTGAGCTCAACCTTCCCAAACGTGCCAAGATAAACGCTCATTAGATGTTGACGAACTGTGGTGCTCCATGAGACTGGAACGTAATATCAGCAGCCAAAACCTCACCAACTGCCATTGTCATTGTAATGTTCGTTATAATTACACGCATTTCAATATAAAGTCCGTCATCCGTTCCATCATCAATTTTCAACCTTAAACTAGATCGATTCGTGCCATCAGGGCCTTGTGCAAGCGTAGCGCCTTGATAAAAGTCTCCGCCTACTTCCCTTGCCTTAATTACTTTATTGATAAATGTACTAGCATTGTTGCTGCCTTTTATGCCTGGCGTTTCTTGATAATAAAGCACACGACAACTGCCAGTGGTTGTGCGACCATCGGCAATAAAGCGATCATCAGTTTCTGCAAGCGTCTTGATGCTCAACAAAGATACAGATGAACTGACTGACCAGTTCTGTACTTGAGCAATCGTGTTGCCATCAAGCAATAGGCTTCCATGTCTTCCGGTGTAGTAAGACATCAGAGCACACCAATCAGGTTCACTGTAACACTGCTGACTCCAGGACGCACCTGCACAACCTGTGGCGGGCTCTCGTATCTGTATTTGTTGTCTGAAGCTTTTGGCCCTAAGGCGCTTGGAGTACCTTCCCAGCCACCACGCGCAAAATCGCTGTCGCCAATGCTAAAGGTCTGAAAGGTGCCTTGAACCTCGTCGTAATGATCTAAGAATTGCTCTGCGTCAGCATCAAAGATATTTGCATATGTCAGCGACAGCTTCATATTCGTGCGATTGCTGCCGTACAGAATCCGTGTCTCAGCACCATTCTGCGCCTTAAACGTCTTGACTGGATAGTCTCCAGATTCAAACGTTCGTGCAGTAGGAACAAGATTGGGGAAAGGCATTAGAAGATTCGGAAACTATCAGACGTTACTAAGGATGCTAGCTCGCTCCTGTCGTCATCATCGCAGGGATGCTCTGATGCCACAATATCAACTGTTCCTTGATCTGAGAAGGTCAGTTGTTCAACAACATAGATGTTTCTAGAAACAGTATCGTTTCTAAGAGTAAACACGGAATCATGAAACAAAGGGTCTCCCACTCGTCCATTGCTGACGGTCATTAAGCCATCCTCGACATCATTGGATCCAGTGTGGAAATATGAAACCTGATATTGCCCATCCGCCAAGTCCTCTACGCTAGTAATAACTCCAGAGCTGCTAATCGTTCCATTGTTAGCTGGGTTATATGGGCTAGCTTCTGTCACAACTTTGATATAAGACCCTGCAACGATATTTAAGCCTTCAAGTGTTGTTGAAAAGTTAATGGTGTGAGTAACAAGTTTCCTCAAGGCAATAAAGTATTTAGCGACCTTCACGGCATGATCCTCGGATGTGCAAAATTGCGTCAAATCAAATTGCTCTTGAGGTAGTAAGTCAACAGTTCTGTCGTCCGAAATTTCTCCTTTAAGAACAACCTCAACTGAACGCTCTTCAGGCAGCTTGTTAGGCTGTTCGTGTCTGTATCGAACAATAGCCTTGAACTGACGGCGCTCCTCAGATCTTAAATACTCAACCTTGAAGGTATCCTCTAAAATGTTGCCTGATGTAAATAGCTGCTCAACCTGCACTGGCCCAAGGTTAATTAAACCGCTCTTAGGGTTGTAAGGGATAGCAGGCTTCAATGCAAACTTACCGTCAGATACGATAAAATTGCACAAAAAGTTTGGCGCTAGATCCGTGATAAATTGCCTTAAATTTGTTCTGTCCGTTATTGGACCATTAAAGTAAAGCTTCTGTCTTTTGATAAACCGCGTGGTTTCAATCATTTGATCTAAGTCAACCAGCGGGGCATCATTGGCTTTCATGCCAAGCAATCCGCCCGCTCCAGCAATTTGGTCCGTCAGTAAATAAAAGACTAAATCAGTAAACAGATTACTAGAACCAATTTCTTTTGAATCGCCATAGCACTGTTCACGATCTGGATGCAATCGTTTAACTCTGGTGCCCCTACCGATCCAGCAACGTAATTGATCTAGTTGTGTAAAATTACGTGATGCCCGCAAAGATAATCCAGCCTGCGTTAAATTGAAAAAATTAGGAACTGTTTCGTTTTCAAGTATTTCGTTGACATATACAATTTCATGCTCGGGTGCACTACTGTTTGACTTTTCAACAAGTTCTCTATAAAGACTTAAGTCAGAAAGCTGGGAAGTTGTCACAAACCCTTCTGCACCTCGCTCTACGGTTGCTGTTTTTACTACATTTACAGACCCTATTCTATATCTAAAGCCAACTTTGCCGTATTTGTTATGGAATGGATTGTTTTCTGCACTTGGAGTCACAAGATGATCAAAAGTATCTCCAGCCTCCCAGTTGTTCGTAGTATCCGAATCCTGAACAACAGTCATTGTTGGGCGAGTCCATCCCTTGCGCTGACCGGAGAAATTTTCGTTAAGCTGTTGTACTTTAGATTGAAATTGAATTTTTATAGATTTTGCTCCTTTAGTGAAGGTTACTACTTTTGGATTTGAAACACTTTCAACATTAAGGTTCTCAGCGTTACCGAAAAGCTCGTAGAGATAACCTTGTGTGCGACCACCTAAAACTTCAACGTCGCTGACGTTTGTGATTTGCACATCACGGCCCGAGAAAAGTAGATTTCCTCCTGGGGCAGTCGTTCCACCTGGATTGTTTTGCTTGAATGGATTGGTGTTTGGGTAAGGATTTGGATCGCCTCCGTAAACATTTGTTCCACCTTCTCCACGCTTAATCGTCACCACATCCCCTACAGCAAAACCACGCGAACTGCCAACCACATTTGCCGTGTGTGGCACCCAAGCATGTTGAGCATTGTTCTGACTGCGCGCATAACTGCTTGTGCTTAATTCTATTTTTCTAAAAGTCCAATCAATAACAATCCATTTGTTATTGTCAAAAAATTCTCGCGTCCTGATTGTAGGCGTAGTTCCTCCTACAGGCGTTTGAAAATACAGGCCATTGTCAGCGCTACCTGCTATCGCATGTGAAAACGCTCCATTCTTGCCAGGAGCAGATTTGTCGTCATCAGTGTCAAGGCTGCCGATATTCCGAATGCGTTGTATCGCCTCCACTTGCGTTCCAGATTCAGGGCCAGGAAGTTCCTGTCCTCTTTCAATAGAAGTTGGCTTGTTTATTGTGGTAGTCCCAAGAATTATTTGCTCACCCCTAAAAAACTCTTTATTGCTGGTTATTAATAATTTTGGCACTTTTTTGCCCTTGTATGCAACTTTCATTTCTCCAAGGCCAGGCAACCGTACATTCTCTGTTCTTAAAGAATCTTCGCCGTCGTACTCGTTGTTTAATTCACAGAATTCAAAATCCTCGGCAAAAAGCCTCAGCTCTGATCCCGGCACTGCTACAAACTTAAATTCAAGTTCTTTGGGCGTTTTGTCTGACGATTGTATGATTCGTATTGAGTTGTATTGAGCAACAGGCTTGCTTCCCCTGACGACAAAAAACTGAGGTAAAGGCGCAAATGTAAATCCTTTGCCTTCATCTTCTTGCCCAGCTTTTCTAACAAAGATCCTGAATACAGAAGACCTAGTAATTGAACCAGTATATGTTGCATTATTGATAGCGACATTGTCTTTGCCAAGCGCCTTAATTTCTTCTGGAGAAGGGACGCCACCAAAAGCGCAGAGACCCCTCAGGGTTTGGAATACGTTGCTTTTAATGCCAAGCTCTATAACTGCTGCAGGCCGATTATTTCTAAGCGTTGCAAAAGAAACTTTTGTAATCGGGAAAAAACTCTCGCCAACGTTTCCGCCTTTATCTGTACCTGGTTCAGGGTTGTCGTCAATGTAACCTTTTCTGTCTTCATTATTGGGCTCAATAACAAGTTCTTTATTTACAAGCCCGATTTGCGGAGTGCCAACGCAGGTGCTTGTGTCAATACATTCTAATGTAATGAATTGGCTTCTTTCATCTTTTTCTGTATTATCTTGATCAACTATTATGTCAGGCTCAAAGCGTGGTGATGATCTTTTTGTTACTTTCCAAACAGTACCGCCAATGGAAAATAATTCACCAAGTTGCATTGCTTCATCAGCGGCAAATTGCATAGATCGAACAGTGCTGTTAATGTCGTCCACACCAGGACCTCTGCCGCCACGTCTATACAAATTTTTATCAATAGATGATTCAGAGATTAAAAATACTACTTTATCTCCTTCTTCAACTGTTACAACTTTTCTCAGCTTGTCGCTATTCGTTTGGTCTTCGCTTCCATTTTTACGCTTCAACTTAAATAAACCCATTCTCGGGCTGTAGTTTCTGCCCTTCCCTTCTGCTGTTACTTTATCTTTTTCTACCCTTTTCTTCATGTTTTCTCCATTGTAATCAATGCCATTATCTCTGCCAAAATTTTGGTCGCCAATAATTTTGATCCGTTCAGCGATCTGTTGCTTTTGGCCTTCGTTTGTTGCACCCTTTAATATGGCAATGGCTTGATAATTTAAACGGTAAGCATTCCCGTTCGCAATCGCTCCATAAACACCAAACTCTGTATTATTTACGGGCGAAAACGCGTGGCAAAAGCCTGTATCTTTGACAACAGCTCTGGTTGGACACAAAAATACTTCTTCATTGCCCTTAGGTCCATCCGGATCACCGCTAGCAAACGAACCTTTTGTGCCGTACCTCTTGTCATCTCCGATAATACGTTTCACACCGTCTTCTGTGTCTTGCCTCCAATAAAAAGCAAACTGATCACTGAATACTTGGTCCAAAGCATTGTTACCCAAGAAAATACCTTCCAGATCTGGCTTATCAATACCGCTATTGCCCGCATTGTTGACTAAGCCCTGCTCCGCAACCACAAATAACATCTTTGCCTGTTGATGCGCTCCATAGCTGAACATACGCGACCACACCATTTTTGGTGTAACAAGCATCCCACCAACCTTGTCAGAACTATCGTATAGCCCAAATACAATCGGTATTGGTGAGGCATAATCAGCAATATCTGCCAGCGTTTCAAAGCCTCTTGATGGCGTAAACCGTGATGGTCCAGTAAAGCCTTCAAGATCAATAGAGCCGCCTTTTCGTGCCGCGCTAGGCATCTTAGGCTTTGGTGTCAGCAGGTAAGAAACACCCGTCAGCACAAAGCCAATCGCTAAATTTGTGAGGATTACTGTTGTTGCGCTTTTGGCTGCTGCTGCTCCGACAACAACTGTCGCCGCAACAGGAGCTACTGCATTTACTACGTCAGGAATATGGTCATATTCCGCTGGCCTTACGGCACCTCGTCTTCTCGCCTCAGCAGCAAATCTCTTATATTCTTCCTCTGTAATCCCAATCGTCTGTATTAACTGTTTCTCGTACGGAAGCAGTGGTACGTCGTAAACAGTTGGGCCGAAGACCACTGCACCTTTTGCGCATGCGGCTGGACGTACATAATTCCCATTTGCCACATGACTGCGAATGTCCAAGACCGCTCTGGCAACAACAAGATATCCCCATCATACTCTGGCTTTTTTACGCGGTCACCCCAACGCATCAAGTCACGGCAGATTGCCCACTTACTCGCCTCATACCAGGATTGCTTAAACGGTGGGGCGTCGATGTTCAGCCGCTCCAGTACCTCGTAGCACAGGTGGATGCAGTCGATATAGCCATCACTGCCATCGGCACCAAACCGATACGGCATCCCAATTAGATCACTGCAATCTGACATTGTTGCTGATTGGTAGATTCCCCACAATCTTGCGTGTCAGTGCTCTTCTTGGAATATCCGTTCCAACAGCGTCTAGCACTGAACTGAGTTCTAAATTCAAGGATACGTTATCCCACTGGCCGCCTGTAACCTGTCCAATGTAAGTATGCACGATATTGTGTGCTGCACTTGGCCCAGTCTCAGGGTCTGAATCTTCAATGATG